TAAAACAAAACGTGAATTTTTTGGATTTAATGATAGAACTGCTAATATAATAGGCAGACAATTTAATAAATTTGTAGCCAAAGAATTTAGAAAGGCAAGAATATGAGTGTAAGAGAAGATATAGCAGTAAATTTATTATCAGTTATTTCAAGTATATCTAGTCCAGCAATTAAAAAAGCTACTAGACAACCTTTCTTGTTAGACGAATTATCTATGCAACAATACCCAGCAGTGATAGTTCAAACATCAGAAGAAAATAGAGATGATAGCGAACTTGGAAGTGGGGCTAAAACAAGGCATGGAACTATTGATTTTGTAATACTAGGATTTGTTAAAGGTGCAGAAGCTAATATAGATACTGCTAGAAATACTTTAATTACAGCTATTGAAACTGCAATAGAAACTGATATTACAAGAGATGGTAATGCACTTGATTCAGAAGTTATCCAAGTAGAAACAGATGAAGGTTCTTTATTTCCAGTAGGTGGAATAAAAATGACTATAAGATGTATGTACGAATATCAATCAGGAACACCATAAGGATAATTTATGACAATAGAAAAAACATTAGATAAAATTTCAAAGAAAATCAATCAGATAGAAGTATTACATGATAAGGAGTCTTTACTTTGTGAGGAAGTAAAAGATTTAGTAGAAGAAATTAGAGAAAATTTTATTGATGAAACAGAGCATGATAAATGGGAAGAAGCAGATAGTGATGAATTAGATGACGAATTAGACGAAGATGAAGATGAAGAAGATATTGACGAAGAAGAAGATAAATAGTAAAAGGACTTATGGCTAAAGATATTAAATTATATAAAGGCGATTCAGAGATTACGATTAATGAAACTAACCTTGAACATTTTTTAAGTTTAGGTTATAAGGAAGAACAAAAACAACCAACAAAAATTAATAAGGATAAAAAATGGCAACACATCACGGAAAAGAAGGAGTTGTAACAGCTGGTGGAACAGCAGTTGGGGAACTAACTGGTTTTACACTAGAAACAACTGGAGATGTAGTAGAAGATACTGCTTTAACAGACGCAACTAAATCATTTATAACTGGAAGAACATCATTTTCAGGTACTTTAGAAATGCACTTTGATGAAACTAATGCTCAACAAGAATCGTTACTTGCTGGTGCTTCTATTGCTTTTATTTTATTACCAGAGGGTAATACATCTGGAGATGCAAGTTACACAGGAACAGGAATTGTTACTGGTATGAGTATCAATAATACAATGGACGCAATCGTTTCAAGAACAGTTACTTTTCAAGGAACTGGTGCTTTAGCAGTATCAACTGTATAATTTAATTTATGTTAATTATAGATAGGGTTAAATCCCATTTTGAGACTCTTAAAACTATTACAATAGAAGTAGAACAATGGAAAGACGAGCATGGTCTTGCTAGTGTATTCTATTCAGAACCATTAACACTTGAAGAAAAAAACATTATCTTTAAAAAATCTAATAACTTTCAAGACTTAACTATCCTAGTTGATTTACTTATAATGAAATTAAAAATCAAAGATGATAAAGGCGAATTAGTTAAAGCTTTTCAACCAGAAGATAAGTTTGCTTTAAGAAAAAAAGCAGACTCTAATATCATAGCTAATATTGCTAATCAAATACTTGTAGATACTTCATTTGAGGAAGCCGAAAAAAAGTAATCAGCGACCCTGATACTTGGTCGCTTTTAGTAGTTGCAGACAGACTCCACATACCAATTCAACAAGTATTAGATATGCCAGTAAGCCATTATAATTTATGGTTAGCCTACTTGAAAAAAGAACAAGATGGGTATAAAAGAAACCAATCATTAACAGAAGCAAAAAATTATAAATAATGGCACAAAAACTTCAAATAGATATTGTAGCAAAAGATAAATCCACACAAGCCTTACAAGGAGTTAGAGGTAGTTTATCTAGACTTAAAAATTCTGTATTTAGTTTGCAAAGTGCTTTTCTAGGTTTAGGTGCTGGACTTGCTATTAGATCATTAATTAATACAGGAAAACAAATAGAAGAATTACAAGTTAAATTAAAATTTTTATTTGGAAGTGCTAGAGAGGGTGCAAAAGCATTTGATGAAATGGCAAAGTTTGCTGCTAAAGTTCCTTTCTCACTAGAAGAAATACAATCTGGTTCAGGTGTTCTTGCAGTTGTTTCTAAAGATGCAAAAGAACTTGCTAACCTTATGGAAATTACTGGTAATGTTGCAGCTGTAACAGGATTAGATTTTAAAACAACATCAGAACAAATCCAAAGATCAATGAGTGCTGGTATTAGTGCTGCTGATCTATTTAGAGATAGAGGTGTTAAATCTATGTTAGGATTTAAAGCTGGTGCAGTAGTATCTATAAAAGAAACACAAGAAGCGTTTGAAAGAGTATTTGGTGCTAATGGTAAATTTGGTGGTGCTACAAAAGAATTAGCCAAAACATTAGGTGGTACTATTTCTATGATTGGGGATAAATTTTTTAACTTTAAAAGAGTATTATTAGATAATGGATTCTTTAATGAATTAAAAAATCAGTTTGGAGAGTTAGATCAATACCTTGCTTCAAACTCAAAAAAATTAGATATATTAGCTAAAAATATTGGAGAGGGTTTAGCTAAAGGTGTTTATAAAAGTGTTCAAGCTATGAAAGATTTAATTCCATATTTACAAAAAATAGGTTCATTAATGAAATCAATGTGGAATGGATATATGGCTTTACCACCATATGTTAGAAATATAGGTTTATTAGGTGCTTTTTTATTAGGAAAAAAAGGTGCTGTTGGTTTAGCTGCATTAACTTTATTAATTGATAAAATTCAAACTGTATTTAATGGTGCTAAAGAATCGCTAGGTATTTTTGACAAATCCAATCCAGAAGCAGTATCTAGGCAAATAGAATTAATTAAAGAACAACTTAAAGATATTAAAAAAATATCAGAAGAAGAAATGATTATATCTGGTGGTAAAATTACAATAACAAAAGAAGATTTAGGAGTTAATTCTAATTTAGAAGAATCTTTATTAAGACAATTGAAATCTTTACAAGAACTTCAATTTGAATTAAAAAAATCTGAACGTATAACCCATAGACTAGGTGGTGGTGCTGATTATATAGCTTTGCAATTTGAAAAACTTAAACTTACATTAAGTGATATGGTATCTATAAGATTAGTTGAAATGCAAGAGCAGATGAAAGATATATCTACAACAATTAATAAAGAAATTCTTAAAGGAATACAATCTCTATCTAAAGCTATGGCAGAATCAGTTGTACATGGAAAAAATTTAGTAGATTCATTTAAAGCTATAGCACAAGGTGCTATGGTTAAAGTTCTTTCATACTTAATAGAACAAGTAGCATTAATGGCAATACAAAAATTCTTTAAACTACAAGAATTAGATAATGAAGAAAAAAAAGATAACTTAATTAGAAAACAAAACACTAACTTAAAAAGACAAATTGTTTATCAATCTATTTTAGCAGCATTAGGTGGTGGTGGTGGTTTTTTAAGCACAAGTGGTGGTTCAATGAAAAAAGAATTGGCAAGTGGTGGTTCAGTTCAAAAAGGACAACCATATATGGTAGGTGAAAGAGGTGCTGAATTATTTGTACCTAACCAATCTGGACAGATACAACAATCTGCTAGAGGAACTGGTGGTGGAAGTACAACAGTTAATTTTAATATCAATACAGTAGATGCTAGAGGATTTAACGAACTACTAACTCAAAGTAGAGGAACAATAACTCAATTAATTAATCAAGCTGTTAATGAGAGAGGTGCGAAAAGTATTATATAATGTCAGGTGCTTTTCCTATATCAACTGCAAAATTTGGAACTTTAGGAATAAAGTCAATTCAAAATACTATTATATCTAAATCAATATCAGGTAAAAGATTAGTTAGACAAATAGATAATCAAAGATGGTCATTTTCAGTTCAAATTATTACTGGCAAAAGATCAGATGTCTATGGAGAGTTAATGGCTTTTATAATTAAACAAAGAGGTCAAAAAGAAACCTTTACAATTATCCCACCAGAAGTTGAAGATGCTAGAGGTAATGAAGATGGAACAGTATTAATAGATGGAGTTCACGCAGTAGGAGATACTACAATATTAATGAATGGCTTTGGTGCAGATGGTGCTGGAAGATTTAAAGCTGGAGATTTCTTAAAGTTTGCTTCTCATTCTAAAGTTTATATGGTTGTAGCAGATGTAACCAGTTCAAGTAATGCAGCAACAGTTACAATAGAACCACCTTTACTTATAGCATTAGGAGATGATTCAATAGTTACTTATGACAATGTTCCTTTTACAGTAGCACTAACAACTGATGTTCAAGAGTTTGGAGTATCAGGTGCAGATAAAGATGGAAATTTATATTACGAATACCAATTTGATGTTGAAGAAGCTTTATAGATGAAATATAAAGTCAAATATTGGATTAGTGTTGATTTCTTGGCAGAAGAAATAATTGAAGCTGATGATTTTAATACTCAATCTTTTAATAAAGGTAAATATAGTGAACCATCTAAAAATGCTAATTATATTGTTAATGATAAAATTAAATTAACTAGAAGAACATTCGAGGAATATGACGAGAAGCCTGACAACAGCATTAAAGAACGAATTAGCGACTAATGATATTAGACCATTCCATCTTATTACAATCGGTTTTGGTACTCCTATTAATATTACAGATTGTTCATTTCCATTAACATCATCAATATCAGGTAGTGCAATTACTTATTTAACAAGTGATTTTATATTAGGTTTTTCTAATTTTACAGAACAAGCAGATGTAACTAAATCAAGTTTAACAATATCTTTATCAGGTGCAGACCAAACATTTATTTCAGTTTGTTTATCAGAGAATGTAGTTAATGATGCTGTAACTATTTACAGAGGTTTATTAGCTAATGATAATTCTATTATTGCAGACCCATTTCTTTTATATTCAGGCAACATAGAAAGTTTTTCTATTAATGAATCTGAAACAACTAGCACAGTTAATATATCAGTAGTATCTCATTGGGCAGACTTTGATAAAAAGAATGGTAGAAAAACAAACAACACTTCACAACAAAGATTTTTTAGTACAGATGTAGGAATGGATTTTAGTTCTGAAACAGTACAAGATATTAAGTGGGGTAGATCATAATGGGTTTCTTTAGTAGTGTAGTCAGTTGGGCAGTTAAATCAGCTTTCAGTTTAAATCCTGTTACTGCATTAGTTGTAAGTATTGGAATAGCTTGGTTAATGCGACCTAAAGTTCCTGAACAACCAGATTTTGGTACTAATGACTTTGATAATTACGAAAAAGGAATCTTATTAAATAAACAATCTAATGACGCAAACATTCCTGTAATTTATGGAGAAAGAATGATTGGTGGAACTAGAGTATTTTTAGAAACTTCTGGTACAGATAATGAATTTTTATACATGGCTATAATTTTATCAGAGGGAGAGATAAACGATATAACTTCAATTAATATAGATGAAAAAACAGTTACATGGTCAGGCGATCTAACAGATAATACACAAGTTACAGTTAATACTTCTGATTCTAATTTTTATAAAGATTCTACAAGTTTAATTACAGTTGAACCACATTATGGAACTGATGGACAAGCAGCATCAAGTTTATTATCAGGATTAGATAATTGGGGAAGTAATCATAAACTATCAGGGCTTTCTTATTTAGCTTTAAAGTTTAAATGGAATCAAGACGCATTTACTGGAGTTCCTAAAGTTCAATCAATAGTACAAGGTAAAAAAGTAGTAGCTTATAATTCAAGTTCTGTTGCACAAACTGCTACTTATTCAAATAACCCATCATGGTGTTTATTAGATTATTTAACTAATACAAGATATGGAAAAGGCTTACCAATAGGAAATATTGATATACCAAGTTTTTATACTGCATCAGGAATTTGTGATACAGAGGTTACAGCTTATGGTTCAACTACAATAGATGTAATGGATTGTAATGCGATTATAGATACATCAAGTCCAGTTATAGATAATGTAAGAGAATTTTTAAAAGGTTCAAGAGGGTATCTTCCTTATGTTAGTGGAAAATATAAATTAATTATTGAAACAACAGGTTCATCATCAATTACAATTACAGAAGATGATATTATTGGTGGTTATACTTTAGCAAGTCCAACTAAAAATTCAAAATACAATAGAGTAATTATTTCTTATGTTAATCCAGATAGAAATTATCAAGTTGATGAAGTACAATTTCCTGAAATAGACGATAGTAGTTATTCAGCAGAAGATAAACACGCAGCTATGAAAACTGTTGATGGTGAATTTTTATTAGAGGGAAGATTTGATATGAAAACAATTACAAGTCCATATCAAGCATTAGAACTAGCAGAAGTTATATTAAGAAGATCAAGAGAAGCATTAGGCTTAACAATCAATGTTAGCTTTAGTGCTTATGATATAGCAATAGGAGATATATTAGGAGTAACACATTCTAGTTTAGGATTTAGCAATAAACAATTTAGAGTATTAGGAATTAATTTTAATGAAGATTTTACATTAGGTTTAGACTTAATGGAACATCAAGATTCTCATTATACATGGGCTACAAAAACACAAGTAGCAGCAACACCTAGTACAAATTTACCTAACCCATTTACTATCCAACCACCAGCAAGTGTTACATTAGATGATGAATTAATTGAATATAATGATGGAACTGTAATTGTAGCTTTAAATGTAACTGTAGGTGCTAGTACAGATAGTTTTGTGGACTACTATCAAGTGGAATACAAATTAAGTACAGAATCAGATTATATTATATATGCACAAGGTTCAGGATTAAAACATAGAGTCTTAAATGTAATAGATCAAAGAATTTATAACGTAAG